CCTCTTTAAGGGCTAAATTAGCAATTTTTTCTACCTGAACGAAGGGATCTGTACCAGTAGGCTTATTCGCAGCCTCTACAGCCTTAATTTGGGTTTCAATGGGGATTACTTGAGCTTGAGCACCAGCCTTCTGAGCCTCAGCCATAGCCTTAGCAGCCTCAGCCTGGGTCTTCTGTAGCTCTGCCTGAGCCGTAGCCAGAGCCAACTGCTGCATTTGCTGCTGCATTGGGTCAGGTTGACTCATTTGCTGGAGTCCTGAGATGATTTCTTCACGGTTGGAGATGCTTGAACCCTGAATTACACCCTGTAATAGCAGAGGAACGATAGGAGATTGAGCTCCTAAGGTCGACATTAAACCCATCATCTGCTGTTGTTCGTACTCACGAGCCACCATTCCTAGGGTAGATACTGGAAGGAATACGAAATCCTTCACTGGATAACGCTCTGGGTCGAACTGCATGAAGCGATAAGCAGATTTGGTAATGAAGGGGATTAAGAAGTCTTCTTGGAAGTTAATCAAGGTACGCTTGTTCTTCTTCATCAAGCCCGATAGAGCCATCGATAAGCCAGCACCTGAAGCTTTTCCTGCAGCTACCTTGTCAGGCATCGAAGCAGAGTCGATTGTTCCTGTAGCTTGGAGGAGCATAGACTGGAATGCCTGAGCAGTTCCCATGTTCATTGGATCTGTGTTGCCAAACTTGAATGGCATCATGATCTCGTTGGGGTTACCATTGACGAGAAGGTTCTTTCCAGGCTTCACATCGTACTTNNGCACCACGAGGTAGACGAGTAGCGTCCATCGCCATCATCGGAGCAGTGGTCAAAGCAAGACTATCTAAGTGAGCACGAATCTGTGCGTCGATAGCTTTCTGCATGTTGTAGCCCTTCTCAGCAGTACCACGACCCCAGAAACGACCAGGCATCGAGTCAGCTTGATAGGCAACAATAGGACGATCCTTCATCATGTAAGGATTCTCTTCAGCTTTCAAGAGCCACTGATCGTCAGCGATAACGACCAATGCTTCGACCATGTCTTGATAGTCTTCAGCTTCTGAGCCTTCAGGGAAAAGATCTACAATCTCTTCGCCTTCTTCTTTCTGTAAGTTCTCTAAGTATTCACGAGGAACTTTACCGTACCAACGGATGACTCGTACTTTACCATCTTGCTTAGGAGACATCTCTTGGACAGGCTCTAAGTCCATGTCGTTGTAGCTAGGAGTGATTCCTACTTTACGGTATGTACCATCTACCATTCCTTCAACAATCTTGAAGTAAGGCATGTACTCCTCAATCGCTACACCAAGTGAAGACTCGACATCACGAGCGTTAGGATCAATGAGGAAGTTACGAGGATTGATTGGGTTAAGGTGTACCATGAACTTCTTCTGCTCGGATACACCAATCGCTGCCATGTTAGTGCCTGGAATAGGCTGGGTTGAAGGAGACATAACAGTCTTCTCTTCGATGGTAATCTCTCCGATACCAGTGCCATAGAGCTCTGCTAAGAGAATGATATCGTCAATTGCTTTCTTGACTTTAGTAAACTTAAAGTCTTCATGCATCTGTTGACGGACTAACGGAATGTCAGTCTTGTCTTGATCTTGTCGATCATCCGCAATATCGAAGAACTCGCCACGACCAAAAACAGCTTCAGAGATCTCAGCTTGTTTTCCCTCGATCGCTTGTTGCAACGCTGGAGTAATAATACGAGATCTCTCGGACTCACGTGTCTTGTCAGCCCCATCCCAGATTCCCCGCCATAGTCTTTCATACTCTTCCCACTTATCTAAATAATTAACATCCCGATGATCTCTCCATCGAGTCGTATGGTCGACGATGAAAGATACTAATTCTTTATCAGATTCAGTAACTGGATCTTCTTTAAATTCTGCCATGTTTTAAATCCCTGGAATAGTTGATTGTGGAACTTGCATCTGAAATGGATCTGCTGCACGAGGAGCAGTCATGTTGTCGATGGTTATACCTGCTGCTCGGTTTGCTGGGTCAGTCTCGATAGCCATCATAGCAGGGTTCTGAATACGCTCTGCTACGTTCATACCACGACGTTGTTCTGTCTGACGAGCGAACACTTCTCCAGCTACTTTCATATAGTCTGCCACTGATTGTTGATAAGCCTGAGTGCTTATGTCTTTTGCTTTGATTGCTGCGTCTAGTGCAGGATACTGCTGAGCATTAGCAATGAACTTGTCAGCCATGTCTTTGCTACCAAATGCCTTAGCTAAACTAGCACGAGCTGAGATACCATCTTTTGCTGATAAGCCAGCTACTGCATCAATCACCGTATCTTTATCAAATCCAATGCCTTTGTACTTCTTAGCAAACTGTAAGGACTCTGGTACAGATTGAGCAATAACTTGGGATAGAGCCTGAGAAGAATCTTTGTAAAGCTGATTTTCGTTTAGAGTCCTAGCAAAACTTTCACCCATTGTGAATAGTTCTTTACCTTGTACAAAGTGTTGTACTTCGTGTAGTGCAGTCTTTACTGGAGCGTCGGAGTTCTTCCAATCAGGATGTTGACGATTAAATAGAATCATGTTCTGCTCAGGAGCAAAAGCTGCTAAGCGAGAAGAAGTAGGATCGTCTAAGAAAGAAACCGTTAATTCGTTAATGTCTGGGTAAGCTTTCTTTAGCGTGTCAGCTTTGAACACTTCGTCGAAGGTTAGTACTTCGTTCTCTGGGATCTTGTTGAGATCTACTCCACGCTGGAGGGATACATTCTTATCACTGATCTCCATCATGGACTTGTTAGCCACTGGGTCAAACGCTATACCCTGACGAGCATAGGTTTCATTCCACTGCTCAGCAGGTAACTTAAACCAATCACGCTGGGCATCTTCTAATGTCTTTAACGCAGCAGGAGCATCCATCACACCTGCTTCGCCTAGATTCGTAATTCCTTCTCTACCAATGAACATCTCTGGTACAAGGCTAGGAGCAATACGAGTAGAGCTTCTAAACAAACCTTGTGCCTCTAGGTTATCCACTAACGCAGGAGCAACTGTCCTAAATAAGCTTCCAACTATACTCATCTAATATCCTGTTATAAAGTCACTCGGTTCATATTCATCTTCCTCATGGTCTGTGAAGTACGACGTTACAGCCAATTGGTCGACATAACTTAAAGCATCCACTAAGTCGTCATGCACCTGTGGAGTAGGGAACATTAGGAGCTGGTCGATGAATTGTGTCCAGTCCTCGTCCTCATTTAGTACTACTTTACCATGCTCGAATCGTCCCTGTAATGCCCAGACAATCCGTTCAGTCTTTTGTTTACCGCCATGCGTCAAGTCTTGTATATGAGCGTAGACGTTGTTAGAACGCATTAGATCGCTAAGATAGGGTAGTACAGCGTTACGCACTGTCCCTCGCTCAATCCCCACACCCACTGGTTCAAAGTCTCGAATGTTCTTAAGAATCTTTGCTGCAGCTTCTTTAACATCCCACCGCCCATGTTCTATTTTTTTTATAAACCAGACACCATCATCTGTTACTTTCACCACAGCGATTGCTGATTCGTCTAGCTTCTTCGCTCTCGCAGAGGAGTAGTTCTCATTCTTAAACCCTGCTAAGTCGATTGCAATATGGTAGACTCCATGACTGGGTTCTTCTCCGTATTGAATCCACTCTTCTTTAAATAAATCTGTTCCAGCATTATCGAAGCTTGCTTCGTATTCCTGCTTAAACGCAAAAGAAGAGAGTGTCTTTTTAGCTCCTTCAATTTCCTTCGGATCGATAAGCGGGTTATCTTTGGTAGTAAAATGCCAGCTCTTCCACTCCTCATCCTCTTCCGAGATTCCGAGATTGTACATCTCGTAAAACCAATTTCTGCCCTTAGGTGTTCCGATGAAAAGTGCTTTTCCTTTCTTATCTGATAAGGCAGCACGGAGTACCTTCTCCCACGTCTCACTTTTGATATCCGCTACTTCGTCGAGGACAAGAAAAGTAAGGCTAACACCACGTAAGGTGTCAGGACGATCAGAACCACGGACATAGATCTTTGCACCATTTATTAGCGTGATGTCCATGTTATTCACGTGGCTACCACTAATCACATCCCTACCCAGATCCATTAGCAAGTCCCAGATAATCTGTCTTGCTTGCCCTTGCGTAGGAGCTACATACATCACTGCTGAGCCTGGAGGACACCTCAGACCCTCTACCAAGAGGGATACTGCTGAGAGTCTACTCTTACCACAGCGTCGCCCTGCTACAATTACCTTGAATCGAGTAGGGTCACTGAATACTTGTTTCTGCCAAGGTAGAAGCTCGAAATTAAGATTCATCTTCTGCTTCCATGTCAATTGTCTCGACAGCCTCTACCTTAGTCTCACCTAAACCAGTGATGTTAATGGTTACAGCATTCCGCTGACCCTTAGCATCTTTCTCGAATAGGGAGACTGGTAGAAGTCTGTCCATGCACATCTTCAGACATGCTACCTGGTCTTTATCGTTATCGTCTAAGGCTTTCCTTAAGACAGTATCGATTACCTTTGTTCCTGTTGTACTGAGGAGTCTAGCTTTGAATTCAGCTATCCTGCCTGTATCTCCTAAGGGTCTACCAACTTTTCCTCGGTTACCCTTCTTCTTCGCTTCTACGACAGCCTTAGGTGGACGACCCCTACGAGGGATAGACACAACAACTGAATTGTTTTCTTTATCTTCTAAGTCCACTTCTAAGCCTTTTCCTACGTAAGTAGAGACTAACATTTAATTATAACTTATAACTCCTAAGTTTTCTTCTAAGTTAAACTTAGAAGTTATACTAAGTAGTTTTATATAGTAGTGTATTCTATATCTTCTTTACTTAGGAGTATTACGAAGCAGCTTTTTCTCCTTAGTACAACTATTATACCATACTTCTTAGATTTTGTCAAGTAATATTTTACTATGATGCTCACTATGTAGCACATTATGTACAATAAGTAGCCTTTGTGTCTACAATATGATGCGGGTCTACCCAGTAAACTAGCACGTGTTCCGCAACTGTAGCTAACAAGCCTTTATCATTCACTATCGTAGCTTATCTTCTGTTATCTTCTATAGTTACTAACCCATTGATTCCTAAGTATTATTTATCTGTAGTCTTCTGTCGTTAACTTTCTTTAATTTCTTTTATTTTAAAGTACTCTTTAATTTAGCTTTTTAGGTGTTTGGTAGGGTTNNCACAAAATTCCTAAGAAGTCAACTAGGGAAAATACCTATTGACAATTCAGGAGTATGGGAGTATAGTAGTGACCCTCTAAGCGATAGATCCAGGCTATTGACTCGATAGTAACAATCAATCAAAACCTAGGGTTTTCCCTATAGACTTCTAACCAGTAAACCAGTATATTCAAATCATACCAACAAGGGAGGATTACCAAATGACTAAAGAGAAGCTTACTAGGGATGACAAGCTAGCATTATGGTTTATTGTGCATAAGGCTAAGGTATTAACTCAGATGGATTACGAGCGTATGGGATTTGAGCATGATAAAAAAGAATTAGACAAGATTACGAAAGTATTTGACAAATTAGAGAGAATAGTTTTCGGGAGGAATATTTAATGATCAAGCTAAGCAAAACAAGTAAACTAGATGGGATTCTATCGTGGTCACTACAGGCTTTAGACACTTGCCCTGGATCACGATCCGATGATGGTGGACTTGTACCAGCGTGTCAAGGTTGCTATGCAACTACAGGGAATTACAGGTTTGCTAATGTGAAAAAACCTAGAGAATTTAATCGTGAGGATTTTACTAGGCATGATTGGGATTCTGATATGATCAAGGCATTAGAGAATTCTAGATATTTTCGCTGGTTTGATAGTGGAGATATGTTTAGCTTAGAATTAGCAGAGAAAATTTATACTGTAATGGAAAAAACACCACATTGTAAGCATTGGTTACCTACAAGAATGCATAAGTTTGCTAAGTTTAAAACGGTCATAGAGCGTATGCAGAGTTTGCCTAATGTAGTGGTACGCTTTAGTAGTGATAGTGTCACTGGAGAGGTTATAGAGGGTTTAAACACTAGTACTATATTCAGTGATACCGTACCCAATGGGGCAGTAGAATGTAAAGCATATCAGCATGAAGGTAAATGCAATGGTTGCCGAGCATGTTATGACAAAAGCGTGAGCGTGATAGCATATAAAGCTCATGGGGTCAAAATGGCTAAGGTAATTAAGATTGTTGCAATGCAGTAGACTTAGGGTTTATACCTATAGACAATGCAGGAATTTGTGATAAAATGTACCTAACTTAGGAGGGTTTATGTTAGTAGATATTGACTTAGATTTAATTTGGAATGCCTTAGAATTTTATCGAGAGAACGGTATTCCAGAAGGTGATAAGGATTATGATTTAGAATGGAATGATATTTGCACAGCGATGGCATGGATTGAGGAGAGTGTATAATGAGCGTATGTAATCCAATTAAAGAAATTGTATTCGATGGTAGAAAACCTAGTTATGCTCAGGTTATGAGGGCAGTAGGTGAAGAGATTAGCAAGGGTAATACTGATATCGAAGTTATTTGGGGAGAGAATCATATAGAGTTATACTTTGATCATCGGGTTAAGCAGTGGTTTGGGCATCGGTGGATTCGTGACATTGATGGTGCTAGAATCGCTGATGAGTTGAATGAGATCCGAGCAGAAGCACAGCAACAAATTGCAACATTAAATTTATGGAATACTTAGGAGGTAACATGGGTAAGCTTAAGAATAAATTGATTGATGAACAGGATCAGAAGTTAATCGAAGCAGAGAAGCAAGAGCAGAAACCAGTGCGTGACTGGGCAGAGATTGCAGCAGATGATGAAGCACGATACCAGGCTAGTCGTGGTAATACTAGTGGTGTACGGTGGACTGGAGACTAACATGTATAATAATGAAGACAAGTATCTAAAGTATTTATTATGGTTTGCACTTGCTTACTTTGGTGGACATGTGCTATACTATATCGGATTAGAATTATCTTGTTATATTTATGGGATACTACAATGAAGAAACTATATAAGGTTTTAGATGAGGATGGATCAGTAGTTAGAATCTTTGGTTATAAAGAAGAAGCAGAGAGATTCCTAAGACTAGATAAAAGCTTTAAGATTCAAGTACTTATGATGGAACGGAAGCGTAACGCTGAGAATAAATTTCAGTGGGCTTATAAAATTTTAGGAGATGCACTACTATGAGATGCTACTGCTGTAATAAAATATTGTCAGACTTTGAAGCCACTCGCAAGAGTGTACATACAAATGAATACTTAGACATGTGTAATAAATGTTACGCTACTGTAAGTGATGACCTACTAACATATGAAAGGACAGACCTATACGATGAAGACGAAGATTACGAAGGAGACGAAGGACTGGATCATAACGAGTACGATTCTTTTGGTCGTGTGGATTCTAGGCTTGACAACGATATTTAAATATGTTATACTATCTACTTAGTAGTTATACTATATAGTAGGTATTCTATATAATTATATTTATTAATATATACTTAGGAGTTTTAATTAAGGAGTAACTATGGAAGATAACTACGAGGAAGAGATGCACTATCATTTCGTAATACAAAATACTTTGGATTGTGCTAGTCGGTATGGTATTGATGTCGTGCTACAAGATATTATCGATGCCTGGAACTTCAGACTCAAGCAACAGGATTGCACCATTGACATAGGATACGAATACTCATGAACAAGTTAGTCGAAGAAGCACCGTACCATCCAGGCTATGAAGATGCAGTGGTGTCTCCTGCTCAGAAGTACAAGGGAGTTGATCCTGCTAAGATGATCTGGAAACCAAAGCCACTAAGCGATGAGGAATTGTTGTCTATGGCTTCTGAGTTAATCCACTATACGGAATACCAACAAGCGATTAAGTTTGCTAGGATGATTGAACAAAGGCACGATATAAAATGAACGCATACGAATTAGCAGACTTTATTGATAAGTATTGTGAGGACAATACAAGTAAAGAAGCCGCAGTATTACTCCGCCAACAAGCAGACGAAATAGTAGTATTAAAAAGAATACTTGCTGATGAGGGTATTACAGTTGGTTATGATTATTTAAATGATTGTGTTGCCATGTTAAGAAGGGCTAAACAATGACAGCATACGAATTAGCAGATGACCTAGAAAGTTACGACTGGTATTACGAGCATGAAGTTACTGGTTCTGATGGCTTCACACAGGAAATTAAAACTTGTAATACTGAATATGTTTGGGATGCCGCTAGTATGCTTCGCCAACAAGCAGACCGAATAGCGCATTTAGAAATGTTACTTGCAAATAGAAATGAAATTATTGATAAATTGGACTTAACCACACCGCAAATAAAAGAGTTAAGTGATGAGGAAATATTAAATGTTGCCTTTTGTTGCGAAGTAAATACAGTTGCTATTGAAAATGATTGGGATGGAACTGTTATTGATTTTGCTAGAGCAATACTAAAGAAAGCGAGTGAGAAATGAAACCTATTGCATGGATTGACCCAAACGACAACATGAGTGACCCATTTAGTTGGAATAAGACAAGTTACCACACAGTTCCACTCTACACCGCACCGCAATGTGATGGATGCGGTAATTGTCATGCTTGCTTAGTTGGTGTTATGGAACATGGATTGCCAGTAACTATGCAAAGGATGATTGTTTGCCCTGATTGTGGAAATAAACGATGCCCTAAAGCATCAAACCACAGGCATCAATGCACTGGAAGTAACGAACCTAATCAGCGTGGAAGTATTTACACCACACCACAAACAAAGCCATTAAGTGATGATGAAATAAGAGAAATCGGTGATGATTGTGTGTTGAAAAACAATGGGATATTAAACTGGATTGATTTTGCCAGAGCAATAGAAGAAAGGCTGGGATTAAATGATATATAAAACATTCACAGAATGGAAGAATGGTAATTGGTTAGAAGATGGTGAACCAAGAAAAGAAGCCTATACAAAAGATGAATTGTTGCTTGTAGAGATGGGTTGGAAGTATGGGTTTGATGCTGGTAAACCACAAACAAAGCCATTAAGTGATGAGGAAATATATGCGTTATGGTGCGAGGCAGATAATACAGAACTCTTGCCTGAAATGCGGCTTAAAGATGGAAGTATTAACTACATCATTACAACATTCGCTAGAGCACTTGAACAGGAGCATGGGATTAAATGACCCTATCGGGAAATAATGCTAAGGATGTAAGCAATATCAGTACAAATTTACAGAACGGGAAAGAATGAATAAAGTTATAGCAGCTATCTTAGCAATCACTTGTCCTATATGGATTATCCCAGCACTCTTAATCTTTTCAATACTGCTGGTCATAGTGGGTGCGTATGAAGCGATACTAGAATTGTTAGAAGGAAAGAAATGAAAACAGAGAGTAACTTTTTAAAGCATATACCATGCACTAACTGTGGGTCTTCGGATGCCAACAGTCTATACGATGATGGGCATGAGTATTGTCATAAGTGTACAACCTATAAGAAAG